TCAGATGGCTATTGTTTGGGGCATGAGTGGGGTATTGTCATTAAAACCAGCGTTCAAAATAGCCATCTGATCAAGGTTATTCTCTGACATCCATTTCCCATATACGTTGTAAATCATCTGTGCCGATGCGTGGCCCATTTGATTTGCTACAAAGTTTGGATTGGCCCCCGCACTTAATGCCCAGCATGCAAATGTGTGACGAGATTCGTATGCTTTTCTGTGCCTAATTCCGGCCTTTTTTAACATGGTATTCCATGCTGTTCCAATTGACCCAGGGGAATACCAATGACCACCATTGCCATTTCTAGCTGAAATTTTTGGACAGAACACGAAAGTACACTGATCTACTCGTTTCTTGGCAAACTCCCTCAAGTTAACTGTGATGTCATGACATTCACCAAGGCGCGTCATCGCCATCTGGTTTTTCAATGCTTCAATGGCGGGATAGGTTAGTCTAATCTCTCTATTCCCAGACTCTGTTTTTGGAGGGGTAAAGTGGTTAATAACTGCCATATTCCTTCTGATAGTTATAGTCCAATTTTTAGTGTCGATATCTTCCCAGCTTAATGCGCATATCTCGCCGTGTCTCATCCCTGTGTTTATTGCTAAAATCCAGATGTTTTTCATTTGCTCTGAAGGTGAAGCTGATAAAAATCGCTGATACTCACTTTTTGTCAACGGGTCTGGATCGGGCCTTCCTTTTTTCAGCGGGGAAACTCCAATCATGGGATCTTTATCTGAGTACCCATTCTGGAAAGCAAAGCCAAGCATGGCACCAAGACATGAGATGTATACATTAACTGTTGGCACAGACCGTCCTTTTTTCATTGAGCGATTTGTTTGATGATGCCCGAGGATTTGAAAGCCAGTTAACAACTCCCTCCTTAGGGATAGAATATCCTCTTGAGTTATAGAAGAGACCAGCCTATTACATCCAATAATGCTTGTTGTAACAGATATAAATGACTTGTATCGACTAAATGCATTAATAGTTAAGTCCATTTCTTTTAGTGAGAGCCATTTGTTTGATAGCTCGTATAGAGTCATGTCTTTTCTTGCTTGCCCGAACTTTGCTAGGTTAGGCGAATTAGGAAATTGAACTGCATAATCGAAAGTCCCCGTTTTAATTGTGAAGCAAATTGACGCCCTTAATTCTCCTGCGACTTTTCTGTTTTTGGGCGTGTCGAAGACCCCGAGAGCCTCACGGACTCTCACCCCTTTATAAATAAACCACAGGCGCAATTTCCCCCCGTGGTTTTCAACGCCGGTTGGATACTTAATCATTCACATTCCCTCATTAGTAAATGGACTGGTATTTAAGCAGATTTCTTTCGTGATATCGCTGCTGGTTGCCGCTCTATCCACTTATCTATCTCATCTCGATTATAAAAACACATGCTGTTGTCGCGCGGCTGACCATCAGGGGAAACGTGCTTATATTCTCTCCCCTCCATCCATGATGTTTCGCGAGCTGTCTTGATGGTGTTTTTCTTCAAACCGGTAATTGACATCAATACAGCTTCAGAAACCCAGCGCGAAGGTACAAGCTGAATAACATTATCCATTTTGGCCTCTTATCTCTTTATCAATCTGACGGACGTAATAACTCAACCAGCGTTTAGCCGGGAAAGTGTTAGGTGGTAGGGCGGTGATTTTTTTTGCGTGGCGGTCGAGGATTTCTGTGATGAGCTTGTCGTGCTCTGAAAGTGGCTTGCCGTCCGTGGCTTCAATTATTTCCGTTCTACAACATCGAGCTACTGACCTGATAGCGTTCTCTATTGTTGATTCCATGCGCTCACCCCGCATTACTAACGATATAGAGCGCTGCTGCTATCGAGTACCCGATGAGGAATATCCAGAACCAGGTGCCGTCTGATATTTTTGGTAGTTTCATGCTGCTTTACTCCCAGATAATATTTCATTGCCAATTGCTTTTAGCTCATCGCGCTTAACTGTGGTGAACATGCAGCGAGGCTTAATGAATGGCCGCCAGATGAATAGCAGCGAACCTTTGTTGTTACCGTTGATTGGCTTGCCAGTGTCAGAACGCAGAAACGATATCCGGCCATCAGTAATGAATCGCACCTCGTCCACTGATTGCAGCGCCTGGCTAAACCAACCGACAGACGAGTCAGCCGGAACAAGCATCACAACCGTTTGGAGTTGCTGCTTACATTGCTCAGCCGCCTTGGTTACCCAGGGTGAGATATCGGAGTAGGGTGGATTGCACCAGATAGCGCCGAAACTTTCCCATGCACTAATAAGTGCATCGCTTTGTTCGGTGAGGTATCGGGCGCACAGGGCGCTTTTGTGGCTGGCTGCCGCATCCAGGTAAAACCCAAACTCAATATCTAATGCGGTGAATATGTCGGCGGGCGTCATCCATAAATCTTTCAGGTTGTCCGGTGTGTGGCTGCCGCCAAAATCACTCATACAGCCTCCATATATGACTCTATGAACACTTTCGCCGCTTCAGCATTGATGGCGTTTCCGTAGGCGCGCAAGCGTCCCACGCGGTTGGCAATCCCATCAGCCAACGGGAATGTGCCGGATTCAACTGGCCGCCACTTTCCATCCCTGCACAGGAGCCAGTCAGCATTTCGCCAGAAACTGTTAGTCGGTGTGGCGATCGAGGCAGTCCCTGTTCTGTCGCATAATCCAGCCGGTCGAACATCCGGTTCTTTCCGTCCGATCTCATTGTTGTCGGCCCCGAGCCTTTGTAATCGCTGGTTGTTGGTGTTGACCATCCCGCCAGCCTCACTGCTCCACCCAAAGTTGTCCCTCTCTGTGAATGATTCGCTGCCGCCGCCACCCCTCTGACCTGGTTGTTGTCTATGGTCGTTACTGTTGGCCACCCCGCTAATTGAGTTGCTGTTTGAAGATTCATTCCGCCCTCGCGCCCAGACATCCCAGCTCCCGTTGAGCAATTCGCTGTCACTGTCGGCCATCCGCTTCGCTCCGAACCAGAGTCGCTGTCTGATATGCGGAGCGCCGACGCTACAAGCTGGCAATACTGCCGCCCCGCAGGCGTACTCTTGTTTTTCCAGTTCATCGAATAAATCGTCGAGCCAGTGCTTTCCAATTGCAGCCGCAACTTGCTCTCCAAAAATGATTGCAGGTTTTTGCTCTCTGATGAGATTGATCCACACGGGGGCGAGGTGTCGCTCGTCTGCTGTTCCAAGTTGATTGCCGGCAGCGCTGAAAGGTTGGCAGGGGCAAGAGCCTGTCCAGACTGGTCTATCATCTGGCCATCCGGCATTTCGCAAGGCAAGTGACCAGACGCCAATTCCAGCGAAGAAATGGCACTGGGTGAATTCGGTAAGGTCTTCTGGTTTAACATCAACAATACTCCGCTCGTCAACATAGCCAGGTGCGATATGACCGGCTTTTATAAGGTTTCTCAGCCATTGGGCTGCGTATGGGTCAATCTCGTTGTAATATGCCGTCATGCCGATCTCCCTTTCCTGCGCTCATCGATTTCGAAGTCATCACGACATCCTGCATCACAGAACAATCCACGCTCTATGGGCTGGCGACATTCTGAGAAGTGGCACAGGCCGGTAAATGTCATTGTTGGCTTGCGATTAGCTATTCCGATTTTGATGTTGAGTAATTCAAGCTCTTGGGCTTGTTCGATTTCGTCGCACATAGTGAGTCTCCAGATAGTGAAATCCGTTTACTGAGAGTTCCGTGATGGGGTTAAAACGAGTTACCGATACACTTCGCTGCACATGAGCACAACGTTGGGCTTGCGCTCTTTAATCAGCGTTGAGATGGTCAGGCATTCAGATTGGGTAACCAGCCTTAAATTTTCAATCTTATTGTTTAATCGATTATGGTCGATGTGGTCTATTTGCATCCCGTAACTAATTTCACCGTTAAGCATTTCCCATATAACCCTATGCGCTAGGCGTCTTTTTCCAAAAATCATCAACTGCTGGTAACCATGACTGCCAATTGACCCAGCATTGGCACCAATTTTTGTTCTGTTTGATAGTTTTACTTTCCATCGTAACAATCCTTCATCTGGGTCATAGGTAAAATAGTCATTCCAATTAATAGGTGGTTTATTACCGTTCATTCCTCCCACTCCTTAGGCTGGAAATTATCTCGTTTGCCGCTGATAACGCTGCTTCTGCTGTCTGCGCGCGTTCTACGTTATGTGCCACCGTTTTTCGCATCTGCTCGATTTCTTCCAGACGAATCGCGCTTTCTTTCTGCGCCTCTTCCAGTTGGGCTATCAGTGCTTGGATTTTTTGAGCCTGCATTTCAACAACGTTGACCGGGCAAAATCCAGTTACAACTCGATATTCTTCTGGCTTTCCGCGCATATTACGAGCTGTTAATTCGACATCGCGATATGCGGACTTCAATTCTTCGATGTTATTCATTGCAGCACCTCCATTTCGCCATGTTTAACAGTCTCACCAGCGTTTAATCCCTCACTCAGCAAGAATGAGAGAGCCAGCAAAATATCGTCTTTATTTTTGCAGTGGCAGGCGTTAACGAAGTTCTCAATGGTGTTGTGAGCCAGATCCTGCATTTCCTGCTCGGTGAGGCGGGGTGGTAATGACTTAGCCATTTTGTTCACCCCTCAAACTGGCGGCGTAGGCATACATAGCTTCATGCTCATATGCGCCGATATTGTTCTGGCCCGATAAATCATCAGCGGCAGTTTCGATGGTCTGCGCCTTTATCTCGTTAAGCGCCTGAGTGGTGGCTGGGGTTTCGACTTCAGGTAGCAAGATGTAATCGCAAATTTCATCAATTGAAGAATCACAACTATCATCATCTGTACGTTTGCGAAGTCCGGTCTGAGTTGAGCGTTCAATTACTACACCCCACACAACCTGATCAACCTCATCAGACCAGCCGTCGCAAGCATCACCACGGTAATAATCAATATCAGCTTCAGCCGCTTCTTGTGCTTTTTCTGCTGTTGAGTGCTCTTCATAACCAGAATCAGCCCCGTAGCTGAAGTATGTTGCACCAGACCTCAGCGACACATTCTCAGCAACCAGTTGTTGCACCCTGGTAATGGTGTCACCCGCTACCGCGCCGGTAATACCCAAAGCCTCGGCAATCATAGAGCAGGTATTGAGTGCAGAATCGCGCTCAGATTTTAACGTTTCATAATCAGTATTTTCAGACATAACTGTTTCCTCAGCAGATTGCTGTAATGGGGTGGGGGATTAGGCTGCCAGTCCGTTGGCAGCAAGTGACAATTTCAGGTTTGAGTTAATCCGCTCAGCAATCCGTTGCGCTATAAATGGGTTTTTAATGACTTCGTTGTAAGGGGTAATCCATCCGTGGTGCTTGCCTGAATAAACGAGTGTTATATTTCCAACAGTGATGTTGTCGTGAGAGTGGGTCATTGCGGCCTCCATTGCTCCCCGAACACAAATCCCAAATCGGTTAAAACGCTATCCATTGCTGTTATAAACTCAGGAATGTGCTCATCGAACTGGCGCATCATCTCCTCATCACGATCCAGTGTGACATGGTGAATTGCCTCTCGCTTCATGCGTGGGTCGTAGTTTGCAAAGTGCCATCCTTGGCGGCCTGTCACCCACATGCTGAATTGGCACTGAGCGATGTATTCAGGTTTTATTTCACCATTAACGCGAAAATCTAAATAAACCGGCGTAGTGAATGGGCATTTAATTTCTAACCCATTACCATCATCAACCAACCCATCCGGGCTGGCTGCGGTGCGCATACCTTCATCCTTGAAGATAATTGGCACGGTAGAAACCTGCTTGCCGGTGGTGAATTCAAATAGGCTTCTTGCCTCATCTTCGTGATTGTTTCCCCACTCCAATGGCTTGCCGAAAACTTCAGGGGATTGCCCTGTACATACCTCAGCCACTAATTCCATTAAGTAGCCTTTCTTTTTCTCACCCCAACCTTTACCGCCACGTCCTGTAGCGATAACACAATGCGCTCTTGATGCCGTAATCACCCCAAGGCGTAACGCTTTCCACCCCTCACTACCTTGCTCCAGATTTCTTGCGTCAATCCCTGTGCGCTGCAAGATAACGTAATAATCAATCATGCTGCCGCCTTAGTTGTCTGAGTGGTTAGTAGTGAAAGTGCAGTTTTTGCCTCAGCCTCTGTTAGCTGGGTTGCTTCAGTGATTGGGCGTTTAAAGCGCTTAGAGAGGTAAGGTAAAAAGGTATCCCATGTTCCATCACGGGGTAGCATTGCATCGTTGATTGCCTTCAGTGTTTCGTCAGTGGCGGGGCTTACATCCTTCTCAACCCCGCGTTCGGCTGCAAAGTTAATGCCCTCGCCACCTTCGGTATTAACGTAATCAATGGCTTGATCCAGTCGCTCACGGCGGGGCCAGTATTTAGCGGCCTGTTTAACCACTGTTTTTAGGATCATTTGTTCTTCATCGGTAGACCAGGGTGAAGGTTTTCCGCTTTTATACGCCTCAGATCTGTCTCGAATGGCATAGACATCTGCAATTCGCATGGTATTAGTCAGGTAGTCGCCATCATCTGTTTTGACGACACAATAAACACCGACCATTTCACCGCGTTCTTCAGCCGTAGCAAACTCGTTAAATTCATGCTCTGGCGCTCGGTCGATACCAACCCGTTTAAACTTATCGTTCTTTCTGACGATTGCTGACTGGCACCACTTGATAGCGCCAGACTGTTGAGCGATATGCATCAACCCCATGTAGCTTATGTCGAGACAAATCTTTCCCTTGCGTGGGACTAAATAAGCGAGCTTTTGGGCGGGGTTTAGCGTTATTCCAATGGCTGAAACATTCATTACTGCACTTCGAGTTGATAGTGGATTCCCTGCCGCGACCTTCGCAAGGTATTCATTGCCGCTAAACACCTGCATGGCGAATTCCATTTCGCGCTTGAATGCTATCGTTGGCTCAGAGCATACAGCCTGAAACTCTTGTTCTAGTGGCTGTAGCGTTCCGTAAATTACATCAATATTGCTAGCCATCATGCCGCCTCATCGTGTTCAGCCAGTCGCCGCTGTATTTCCAGCGCCTGTTGCCATTTGGCATTCTCAAATAGGACGTTGTAGAGTGCGGTGTCGAGTCCTTCAAAGTCGTACTCATCAACTAAAATATTGAAAGCTTCACGGTCGAATTCAGGAAGGTGTTCAAAGGTTTTAATTAGGTTATGAACCCGCAGTGCCTTTTCCTGCCTCTCTGCGACTTGCCCAGCTTGCTCTAAATCTTGCTCGTTCAATGAGCTATAAAGCTTCCTTGCTTCGGTAATGTCGGTGGATGTCATAGCGGATTACCTTTCTGTTGAAATATGCTGAGAAACCAGCGGATCCACGGATTGGTGTTTTTGACTTTTGGCTGGTGTTGGCAATAGCGACCCATGACGGCATCGCCAGTTAGTACGAATTGGTACATGAGTGGCTCCTGAAATTTAAGTTTGATTAGTAAGTGATACGAACTGAGGAAATGAGGTTCTTAGCGATAGCGGCTACACATTTCTGTGCGCAATCTTCTGGCAATCCGTTTGCAATTAAATCGGCTACTGCTTGGCGGTTGATGGTGCGACGGTGTTCAACGTCAGCCGCGCGCTTGGCATTTTCATCAGCAACACGCTTCTCTTCAGCTAAACGTGCATCTTCTTTCTGCTTGGCTTCACTTTGAACTCGCTCAGCTTCCTGCTGTGCTTTAAGTTTCTCAGCTGCGATAGCGTCCTGCTTCTCGCGTTCGACGCGTTCAGCTAATTCCTTGGCATCACGCTCAGCTTTGGCTGTGACATCCTTGGCGGTCTGCTCTGCTCGTTCCTGAGCTAGTTTTGCATCGCGTTCACGTTGTGCCGCTGCTTCAATATCACGTTTGGCTTTTTCTTCAGTTTCACGCTTCGCTTTCTCTGCTGCCTGTTGAGCTATGAATTCTTCATGGGCCTTGCGCAGGCGTTCAACTTCATCAGCTTTCGCTTTGGCGTCACGGTCGAAAGCGTCATTCATCAGCAGTGCCATCTCATGGGCCACTTCAATTTCAGCCGCTAACTGTTCAGCTTTCTTCTTGGCTTCTGCTTCCTGCTTTAGTCGTTCCTGCTCAGCCTCGTATTCAGTGACTGGTTTTCTTATTTCAACTGCAATTTTGTCCATCTCATCACGAAACTTTTTGCGGTTGGCATCTATCAGGGCGGGGCGGGCTTTCAGTTCAGCAACTAATTCTTTAGCGCGAACCTCAAATGCTGTTTTTGATTTGCGTACTTGGTCAGCCATCGTGATGTAAACGCCGCGACCTTTTGTAGTTTTAAGGTCACCAACTACCGAACCGGCCGTCTTACGAACGTTATCAATCAGTTCATCAATAAATTTGTCATTCAGTAACGCAACTTCTAAATCTACTTTTTCGGCTGGCAAGGTGACGAGCGCCAGTTCCTTTTTTTCATCACTCATGATCATTTCCTATGTTTAGCCCACAGCAAAACACCGACGATAGTCAGTTATTTAGTAGTGGGAGTGGGTAGTTAGTGGGGGGGGTTAGTCTTCTGATTCTTCGTCTTCAACCGGTTCAACCAGTTGAGAGTTTACTGCGCCACACTGTTGGCATTCGGTGTGGGTTAATGCTGATATCGGGCCCTTCCAGATAACAGGGCCGCCACAATATTGACATTGCATATCTCACCCTCTCGCCTTAATCATTGCGTCTGCCATCTGGTAGGCTTCTTTGGCTACCTTATCTTCATTGCCAGCAACTACGGGATGACTGCTTGTTTCTGGATATCCTGCCAGCCAACCCAGCAATGCCTTGGCGGCAAAATAATCGCGCACTGTAAGCCCTGCACCGCCTAACTCCGACGACATCCATACATCACCAGCACCGCTAATTGCACCTGACTGCGGAAACGCAGGGCCGCCTGTTTTAATTTCATCTGTCATACATCACCTCATCTAGTGGTCTTAAGCTGCTTCTTCTTCATCTGGCTCATTAAGCCACTCAGGACGCTCACCTTTCCCGAGATAGAAGTCGATGATGTCTAACAGGCGAGGGTAGAACTTAAGAGCTGTCTTTCCGTCCATGTTCGCAATGTCGCGCTTACTGAATTTGCGCCATTCTTCTGCTGTGTGGTTTTGGCACCCAGCCCGAACATTCTCACCGTTACTAATTTGCAGATAATATTTTTCACCCGTAATGACGTAAGTGCGATCAGGCAGGTCGGCATCGCGCAGGTCGGCACCGCGCAGGTCGGCATCGCGCAGGTTGGCACCGCGCAGGTCGGCACCGCGCAGGTCGGCATCGCGCAGGTTGGCACCGCACAGGTTGGCTCTAGATCCGTTTTCTCTGTACGACTCAATCCAGATTTTATGCTCGACAAGGATTTTGTTTAAATCGGTCAGGTTCATTGGTTACCTCGATTTTAGGTACAAAAAAAGCCGCATAAGCAGCTCGTTGTTTGTTTCAGTGGTCTTATTGCTGCCACCGGTTAAGTGGCAGGGGTAAGGTCACTCAGTAGCCCGAATATTCACGCAATGCCTCGATAATATCTCTGGCTGAACTGATATCTTGATTGTGGCCTTCAGGGTCTAATTCCTCCCATGCGGCATCAATGTGCTTAGAAAGACTTGATAGCATTTCTCTTTGCCACTCATCATCACATGATGCTGGTATTTCTAATTTCCCCATCATTCATTCCTCATTTACCTGCCAATAAAAAAGGCCGCGCTAGGCAGCCTTGCATTTCTCATGTCTAAGTGAAGATTCAAGCCACTTATCACCCTCAATTTTTACTTCGAGTAAAATCTCATCGCGTGATTTAACAGCACCGGCAGAGTTCTTATTGAATGGATTTAGTGTTTGATAAAACTTCTTTTTTTGCTGGCATCGTTTACCACACACATCACACTTTCCAGCTCGAACTTTAGTTATAGATACTTCACGAAAGTCGATTCTTGCCATTCTCTTACCCCTTAACTATGTGGTGGGCTTCTAAATTAGCGGGATGCTTTTGCCGCGAATCTTCTGACGAGCGTTGACCTGCTGGTCGTAGTTGCCGCGAACTTTCAGATTGGCGCGCTGGCGTTTCTCTGATGCTTTCTCAGCCATCGCACAGTAAAACTCTGCTGCTTTTTCTATCTGTGCTTTGTATTCGAAGCTGATAGGGTTGATGGCGCTTTCTATGCGGCTGGCTGGCTTGCGGTTCAATCGCAGAGTAGGGCGCTTAACTTCGCGTGACTCTGGTTCTACGATGCCGTGTTGTGCGTTGTATGCTGCTGTGAGAGCCAAGCGCTTATCGTTACGGCGCTGTCTGGCGTTGTCATAACCTTGATGAGCCATGGTGTTACCTCCAGTTAATGAGCTTTGGTGATGGTGGCTGTGCCTATCTCAATCACAGCGCTCTCGATAGCTTTCTCAGTCCCGCGGCATTACCCGTCGTTAGCTCCAGCTATTCACCATCCCAAAACTCATTCGTTTTGGTTGTTTCGCGCTTTTCAGCGCTGTTATCTTAAAGAACACTTCCTGTCGTACTTTTGGCGTCCTGCCGTTTCGTTGAGATAGATATTGAACCAATAGTACGGTTAAAGCAAGAACCATAAGTACGAAAATTACATTTGATTGCGTACTTATGGTTTAATATGTTGTTTTTAAAGTGAATTTAATTTGAAAATAATTCAGACGTGACCCTTCGCACCGGCTATCAGGCGTGAAAAGTGTGAAGTGAGTTGCATTTAAAGCGGGTAGGGTGGTGAGATTGTCAGATTACAGGCACAAAAAACCCGGCAGCGGGGCCGGGTTAGGGATGCATGGTAGTGCTTTATTTATTCTTGTCGTGCTTCTCGAGGGCTTTGCGTGTTTTTTTAATGTCACTTTTAATTCTTTGTATTTTGTCCTGAGATAGCGGGATGTTTTCAGGGGCGGTTCCGGTGTTGGCGATCATTACGCTTCTTACTGACCTACCAACTGTTTCCGCCGCGTCTTCTAGGTGCCTCTGACCATTTATATTCTGGTTTCTTATTCTTGCTTCAGTCTGTGTGATGCGGAAAATATTAGCTGCAAGTTCTTCGCTACCCATAAAATCAAGCATTGTTCCGTCTGCCTTTCCCATGCCCTTTCTGGCCTTTATTTGTGAAAGGTTCATGTTGTACATGCCACGATATCCTGCGTTTTGGAAAAGCCCATAATCAACCACACCATGCTGCCTTGCTACGTGGCTAAGTGTCTTTTCCCTACTGGTTATTTCGCCCCGTAGATACACACGGTTTACATCATCTTGATTCTGATAAGCGGCCTGAATTTCTGTTGCCAGACCTGCGAAATATGCTTGTGCATTGGAAACTTTTTGATTGCTAATATCACCATTCATTACAGTTAGATAGCAAGCAAATCTTGTCATCTTGAAGTCGCTTGCAGCATTCGGTGATGACATCTGAATGAAGTTATCAAAGACAGGGATATTGAGGTTTATACACACGGCAGTTGCTTTGTTAACGGCTTTTAAAATCTGATCCATGCCGCTATAACCGAGCATCATTGCAAGGTCAGATGCAAACCAGTAAGTAATACCATTTTGTCGCGCGAAATCATCGAACGTAGTTTGTGAACCTGCGCTGAAAACTGTTAATTGCTTACTCATGTCACACCCAAATTTGCTCATTATTCATCCCTTAATTTTATCATAAAGTGGCGTATATCGCTCTTTTATGCATGGTGTATAAGTAATTTTAAATAACCTTCACCCCACCCCTTTATGGGCTAGCAGAGAAGACGACTGAAAACATATTACTAACCCATCGCGCTATTTTATCTGATGTGTGGTTGGCATACAGGAAGCCTATGATAGCCATCACCACTAGAATAATGGGAACTACATGCTTTTTCATTGCGCCCCCTTGAGCTATGGGCTAGCAGTGGGTTAGGGTATGTGTTCCCACTTGATATCAACCACAACGCCAATGATCTTACAGTTGCCATTGATTATGGTCGGCGGGTGATGCGGGTTTAATGCCTTCAGATACTTGCGGCCTGCGTCAGTCATGTACTGTTTAAACGTAGCCTCGTTCTCATTCTCCAGCTTCGCCACAACCAGCTTCCCGCTGACAGCTTCCTTCTCTGGGTCAACTAGGATGATCATCCCCTCTGGCACTGTGAAGCCATTTGGTGACGTCATCGAGTCACCTTTAACCCTGAGCCAGAATGATGAATCACTTGCATCTACAGTGGTCTCAGGCCACACGTCAATTTCATCCTTTCTGTATGGTTCAACAGCTTCAAGCCAGCAACCAGCGCTAACCCAGCTAATTAGCGGGAATTCATTTGTTGTTTTCTTTTTGCCAACATAAGAAACATTCCCGCCACCATTAGGATTTATTCCAAGTTGGAGCCATACGGGATCCACTTTAAGAAACTTAGCTAGCTCTTGCATTGTGGCTTGCCGTGGAATTGACTCCCCATTGAACCACTTGCTCACACCTTTTGAAGAAATTTTCAAGGCGCGAGCTATCGCAATCCCTTTCCCGTGATCGTCTAACCCCGCCTCTTTACTGGCCAGTGCAAGCCTTTGGGCGAACTCTTCACGCACTTTATCTGTTTGAACCATGAGTACGATAGTAAACCACTTGCAAAAACTTTCAGTTCAATCATAATCTGTACTGAAAGTACGAAAACAAGGAACTCCCATGGAAACTTTGGAAGTAGCAATCAAAGGCGTAGGGATTCCCGAAGTAGCTAAGGCTTGTGGTGTCAGTGAAAGAGCCGTTTATAAATGGCTCAAAAACGGATTCTTACCCAAGACTGAATTTTTCGGCAAAACCACATACGCAAACACGATAGAGCAAATTTCTGGTGGCAAGTACCACGCAACAGATTTGCTTGATTTAAGTAAACGAAACCTCTTAGCAGCATAAGCACTACTGCTCATTAAATCCTCTGCGCTGAAAAGCGCCCATCAAAACTTAATCCCCAGACCATCGGGGAGGCATACACACACATCTAAACCACAAGGGAAGTATTACGCATGGAACGTGCACAGAAACGCACTAACGCAATTGAATTGGAAGTACAGGTTATGAATGGCATCAGCAGCAAGGGCCAACTGGAAGCCGCTAGGCACGTAGGTGTTGACCGTTGCCAGATAAGCCGCTGGATATCAGGCAAGGACAGCATGTTAAGCAAGTTCTGCCGATTGCTGGAGTTTGCCGAGATTGAGAAGCCTGAAAACATTCTGGCAATAGCAGGGAATGAAGCAAGGGAGATAGCAACGACACTTCGAATGATGCGGTTGTTGATTAACCCACAAAAGCAAAAAGCCCTGAATACAGACAGAGATTCGTCACAAATCACAATAAATTTTTGAGGTTAAAAATGATTTTAACACTGAGTAAAGCCGCACTTCTAAGTGCCATGATTTTTCAGGCTCATAAAGATATTCGCTACTACTTAAACGGGATCTGCTTTGCGCCTGATGGGAAGTTATACGCCACTGATGGACACCGTGCATTTATTGGTGAGCATGAAAATAAAGAACTTACCGAAACCATCATTGTGGCAATTAAAGGCCCTAAGGTGACCAAGTTTGAAAAGGCTGAGATTGACACTGATAGCGGCCTTGTAGCTTACCTTGACGAGAACGGAACACGCATAGGTGCTGGTATTTGTGAAGTGGTAGATGGTCGATTCCCTGACATTCAGCGGATTATTTCCAACTTCAAAAGCAAACCTACTGATGAGATAGGATTCAACGCTGGATATCTAGCTGATATTGAGAAAGCAGCAAAACTCTATAGCCCTAAATTCTGTGGCATAAAAATCAAACCAAATGGTAACACCGATGCTTCCATCGTAGAGCTTCATAGCGCCTTCGATAAAGGCACCGTCGTCATCATGCCAATGCGCATCTAATCATGAATATCCCAAATGAAAATGCCCCAACAGCGCGAACTGTCAGGGCATCGGTAATCAGGTATGCAAGCCAATTACAGAGGTAATTATACATGCGAAAGAAAACTAACGCAAAACAGCGAGACGTTACTCAGCAGCGTTCTGCAAAGCCTGACGAATTAGTCATGGTCTGCGTGGACAATCCAATATTCGGAAACAAGCTCGTTGAGAAATTCAGGGAGCTTAAGGCTATGCAGGGGAAAGCCAATGAGTAACGTCTTAGCGTTTCGTCAACCAGACACAGTAAGGCCGGAGGCAACCGGTAAGGGGTTTGCCTTGATGCATAGACAACTCATGGATAGCAAGCTTTACAAGGACTCTCAGGCGGTTCACTTATGGCTGCATTTGATACTCAAAGCTAACTATTCTCCAGTAGTAGTAAAGACGGATCTCGGTGAGATGATGGTAGGTCGTGGGCAGATGATAACCGGGCGTCCAACACTGGTATCTGAAACCTTCATTCCTGACAATAAAGTAAAAAGCTTACTGCGTAGTTTCGAGACTAAAGGGATGTTAAAAATCGAGGCTGTAGGGCGTAAATTTAGCCTGCTAACCATCCTCAAATATGATGATTTTCAGTCAATAAATTGTCCAACGGATGTCCAACGATTGTCCAACGCCAGCACCACTAATAATGCGGCTCTCAGTGTAGATTGTCCAACGGATGTCCAACGATTGTCCATAAACAACAATATAACTAATAACTTATTACTTAACAGTAATAAGAGTCCATCAGCTTGCGCTGAAGACCAGCCGAAGCAGGGAGAGATTCAGAAGCCAAAAACTGAAAAGTCGAAACCTGCTTTTTCCTGCCAAGACGTCGTTGATGTTTTCCACGAAGTTCTACCAGAAGCGAAAGGCGTCCGTGCTCTGACAGATAAGCGCCGGAATCTGATGAGAACCTTCTGGGGAAAGGCCAGTAAAATCACCCGGCAACTGGATGGCGCTCCGTTCACTCTGGATAGTTGGAAATCCTACCTGACTTACATTTCCACCAATTGCCGCTGGATGCTGGAAGACCGCCCTGACACTCGCTCTGGCAAAACATGGCAGAAAAAAGGGCTGGAGTATTTCCTTAACGACGAAACTTATCTTCAAGTCCGAGAGGGGGCCAAGGATGACCGTTGATTACAAAACACCACCCCATATCGACGAACTTGAAAGACCAGTTCTCACCGACGCACCAGACACCACCGCACTTTCAATCACCGCCAGGCTATCTCGGATCATGCAACGACTCGCCAGTATATCGGTTGACGAAATAGCCAGCCGAATTGCTTCCGGGCTGGTTAGTCGAGCTAATTTCCAGAACAAGGAGCAAACGCAGCGCACTTATAGCGAGGCTTTTGGTATCGACCTGACCGGAATGCTTGGTGATGGGGCGATAAGGGAGAAGATGGCTGATGCCGTCCGTGAGAACGTCGGGCTGATAACGTCAATTCAGACGGACTTCATTAACGACATCGGCGAGAAGGTGTTCGGGAATCTACTCGAGGGTGGCAGAAGCGAAAACCTAATCAACATCATCCGGGATCGCGGTGATGTCACGCTTAGTCGAGCTAAGTTCATTGCTCGCGACCAGACATCAAAACTTAATGCTGAACTGACAGAGGCCCGAAGCAATGCGCTGGGTATGGATATCTACGAGTGGAGCGGAACTGGTGACGAGCGTGAACGAAAGAGCCATTTCGTATTGAATGGGATGCTCTGCAAATACTCTGACCCAACCGTCTACTCAGACGACGGTGGGAAGACATGGAAGAAGCGCAGCAGCATCGGGGCATTCATCGGCAAGCCTGGTGAAGACTACCAATGCCGCTGCCTGTCTCTACCTTACGTTTCATGGGAATAATCAATGACGTGGAAACGAACACCGCAGGGGTACGTAATTACCACCGCGACGATAACCCGTGCCGGGCCAATTGAATATTACGGCCACGAAATGGGGTTAACCGGCAACGATGCCAATAAAAAAATCACAGTGATCCGCACGCTCGACGAACTCTCAAAACCAGAAACCCTCGCTTCATTCAACGGACTGCCTTTCACACTGACCCATCCTGACGATGGTGAGGTGACAGCTACAGACCACAAAGACAAAGCATCAGGCCATATCGCCAACACCCGCATGGATGGTGACGAAATAGTTTGTGATGTCTATCTGACTGATTCGGCATCCATTGAAACGCTGGAGAAGACAGGGATCCGCGAGGTATCTGTCGGATATGAACCTGCTGAGCTTGTAGAACGTGACGGTAAGTTTTACCACATCAATATTCGCGGCAATCACGTCGCGGGTGTGGCAGAGGGGCGTTACGGCGCCCAATGTAAGTTAAACGATAAAAAAGGTAAGCCGATGTTCAAAACATTAACCGATGCCCTCAGTTTCCTGAAGGGTAAAAAGCTAAAAGATGCAGAAGGCGCAGCCCTTACGCCGGAAGAGCTGATCGGCATGATTGCCGCATTAGAGAAGGCGCTGGAGGGACTTAATGGGCAGGGAACTGAAGAGGCGGCAGCGCAGGCGCAACAGGTACTGGCACAGTTGGCTGAACTCAAGGCTCAACTGGATGGTGCCACTGCCTCCGCACCTGTGGATGCCGATCCATCCGCACCTGCTGATGGTGATAAGGATGCGAAAATTACCTCACTGGAAACTGAAAACGCCGATCTGAAAGCGAAGGTGAAAGAGCTTGAGGATGAGCTGGCAAAACTGAAGGGTGACAGCGAAACCGAAGCCACTATGACCGACGCGAAATCCCGCTTCCCGAAAGTAAACCTGACCGACGCGAAATCTGCGCGTGATGTTCGCACCGCTGTCCTAGTTAGCACCCGAGCCTTTAACGATACACAGGTGAAGAGTATGACGGACAGCGAAGTTCGCGCCGCATACGCTGCTATCCAGGCCACATCAAAGCCACGTAGTGAAATTGGCACTCATCTGTTTAACGACAGTAAGCCGACGCCTACAAAAACCGCAACTCAACGCCTTGGGGGTAAATAATCATGGCATTTGGATTCACTGATTGGGATGGCGCAGACGGCACTATCAAGCCTGGCTCTATCAAACGCGCTTCAAGCTCTAATGACAAGGTTTGGGGTGAAGGTAATCTAACCGAAGTGGCACTACCATACGGCACTTTTGTGGCTGTCAACCCGGAAGGTGGCGTTAAGGTTCTGGCTGCAGGAACTCGCATTCACGGGATTGTTGTTCGTGATATTTACGGTGACGCAGCACCGGCTGATAAGCAAGTTAACGTGGGTCACTTCTCACACGGTGACTGTGTAGGCGCGTTGGCTGTGGCTGGTTCTGTCTTCACTCGTGGCGCACCAGCGTACATTGTGGCGACGGGAGCAAACGCTGGCAAAGTTACTACTGTGGCGGCTGGCAATATCGACCTGGGATACTGGGTAGAAGACGTAAGCGCAGCTAACGACTGCGTGGCTATCACCTTGGGTTATGTACAGCAAACGGCGGGAGCATAATCATGCCAATGAGTTCAGTAGATTTTGAAGAAGTTCTTCAGGAAGCCCTGACAGAACGCGATATGCAGTTGCAGGAAAAAGAACTGCCAGAAATTAACATTGGTGAAGCGCTGCCAATCAAAGAAGGCTTAGATTTCGCTCTTGAGTTCGTCGACTTTGGTGTGTCAACCGTGATGGGATCTGTTAAAGACGGCATCATTGGTAACAAGACCAACAGCCTTAAAACGATTGATAGTGAAATCGAGTGGATGAAAGCTCCCGTGGGGCAGTGGGCAAAAGCTGCCACATGGACGCAACAGGAACTGGAGAAAATTGCCCGACTCAGCATTAACTTACAGTCTAAAAAGCAAGACGACTTGTATGCCAATGCTACGGCCACCATTCAGTACGCGGGGTATGTCGGACACGGTGGTGTGAAGGGGCAGGAAGGGTTGCTGACCGGAGCGGGTGTCCAGTTGATCACCGACGCAGGCAACAAAACTATCGCTGACATGACTTCTGATGAGTTCGTGAAGATGGTTCTGGATGCCTACAACGTTGCATGGCGCAAGTCGAGCTACCGCATTCAGCCTACGCATATTGCGATGGATGCCAGTGATTTCATGCTCGCTATGCAGAAATTCGACCCGACCCCGGTAATCGTTGGCACCGATCTTCTGCCAATCGCGGCAATGGATCGCATTATGGCAGCGCTGCGCAAGGCGTCTGGGAATGATGGCTTTAGCATCACGTTCGTGAAGGTGCCAAGCAATTATGCGGTAGGCATCAAGACAGGTAAAACCCGCATGGTGGTGTACACCTACGAAGCGGATTATCTGGAAATGGAAGTTCACATGCCAGAGCTTCTGGCGGTTCGCTCACGCGACCTGCTGACCTACGAGTGTGGGTATCGCTCTGCATTCGGCGGGGCAATGTGGAAGCAGCCACAATCCGCTGTTTATGTCGATTACAAGTCCTCACCTCAGTAACCCAAGGGGGTAGCATGGAATTTATTGAACGTTACCCCGAATTCGCCAGTACCGCACCAACCCGCAGAGAAATCGCACTACAGGACGCAGAAAACCAGATGAGTCGCAAGGTATGGGGCAAGCTTTTTGAGCAAGGCCATCATGCTTTAGCGGCTCATTTGCTTTACGTTTCAGGTGCGCTAACTCCATCAGGCAGCAGTAACGGAAAGCCTGCTCAGACGATAACCAGTAGGTCAGTAGCTGGCGTTTCCATGGGGTATTCAGCGCCAGATGCGGGGTTTGGTTCTAATCATGACGGTTATGCCATCAGTAGCTACGGACAGGACTACACACGGTTGCGAAAGTTGGTAGGCGTTCATGTGTTGGCAATTCGGTAATGACAATGGGGCGTATTTGTTATGACTCCAGAAGAAACGCTAAAGGCAACCACTGAGTACCTTAAAAACCTTCAGGCAATGAAAACGCATTATGTCGCCGTTGGTCTGCCAGCATCGAAAGTTGGCAGTAAAACATACGATGATGGAGTTTCATTGATTGAAGTGGGTGCAGCGCATGAGTTTGGCGCTGAAATAAACCATCCTGGAGGAACAGGGTATACAGCAACTGGCGGGAAGGCTGTATTTTCTCGCCATGACTTCATGGGGCCAGTCACCGGAAGAACCACCGCCCACAAGATAACCATCCCAGAACGTTCATTTCTTCGTACACCATTCACGCTTAAAAAATCCGAAATAAACCAAGCTATCGAGAGGGGAGTTGCGGCGGTAGGTTCGGGCAAGATGGATGCTGATAAGGCATTAAACCTTATCGGCGTCGTCGCCCGGAATATCAGCGTTAAAGCCTTTGAAACAGCCGGGTATGGAACGTGGCCGGACATCAAGGAAGCGACTAAAAAGGCAAAGGGTTCATCTGGGATACTGATTGATAAAGGTGAGTTGCGCGGCGTAATTACATGGGAGGTTCGTAGTGAGTGATTTATCGGATCTTGATATGACCGATGCCCTTATTGATTGGGAGCAGCCGGTTAAACTCAAAACTAAAACGGAAGTAACCGTAAACTTTGAACCTACTGTAACGATTGTTGTTGAGGATATTCTGGCGGTGGTTCAAAGCGCGAATAAGCAGACACTCACAATGGATAGTCTTGATTGGTCTAAAGAGTACTTACTTATCCATTCTAGAGTAAAAATCAAAGCGGGCCAATTCATTGAGAAAGGCGGCAGGGATTACAAAGTCGTCTCGCCAGCTGATTATATGGATTATGGATTTTGCGCCGCTATTGTGGAAGAAACCAGGCTCCCGCTATTGGTCGCAACAGCATGATAAAAACCCAACCACACCTTATCGCCGTCGCTCTGTTCGTTCGTGACCTGCTGGATTATGACGAACAACTGATTAAATTCGACCGCAGAAACATCATTTCATCTGATTTTTCAACGAGCTATATCGTCGTCAATGGCAGCCTTCCGCAGTCAGTGCTTGCAAGAGGACAGCGATTCAATGGTGATGTAGAGGTAATGACGTACACCGCCGCAGTGAGCCACAGCATCGTGCTGGAGTTTTACGGTGATAACGCCTACACAAATGCGGAATCGTTCCTGATGCTCAGCGAGAGCCAGTTAGCTAACGAATTACGCCGCAAGAATGCACTAACCATTATGTCCGTATCAAACATTACTGACGTTGGTCAGTTGCTTGGTCAATCCCACGGCAACCGAGTACACCTGAGTTTCAACGTTCAATACGCCCCGGCTCGCAATGTGCAGACGCTGCGTATCGACACGCCGCAGTTTCAATTTCTAGAGGACAAGTAAATGTCGGCATCTATTAACAACGTCATTAACGTGACGCTTCTCGAAGAAGGCCGCTCGGCTGCACGGGATAACATCAACGTCTGTGCAATCATGACAAGCCAGGTTGGCGTGCTGAGTACATCTGAGCGTTACCGTTCTTATAAGTCGCCGGCGGCAGTGGAGCAGGACTTCGGCGCTTCATCTGTCACGGCTGCCTTTTCCAATTCCTTCTTTGGCACATCGCCAAATCCTATCTCCGCTGGCGGCACGCTGATTATCAGCTTCTGGAACGCAGCAGGAGAAACGCTGCCAGCCACCGCAGGGGTATTACGCGGGGCTGAAATATCACAAGCCACGGTAATGCCAGCGCTACGGTTGGTTGACGATTGGTCATTCAGTATCAGCATTGACGGTACAGACCACGACGTAACGGATATCGACGGTTCAACATCCGCGACCCTTGCTGACGTTGTCGCTCAGATTCAGTTTGAAATTACCCCCGCAGTGGCAACAGTGGCCTTTGACGGCACCCGAATTATCTTCACTAGCCCGACTACTGGCGCGGCTTCAATTGTTGGACTCCCTGAGCCTGCATCAGTCGGCACGTTCATTGGCGATCTTCTGGCGATAGCGGCTGGATCTGGTGCTGCAAAAATTAACGGCAAAGCATCGACTCCAGTCGCGCCCGAATCACAACTTGAAGCACTCAGCGCTATCAAGTCGCAGGTGAACGTTAAAGGTGTTGGTTTCATTGACAAAATCCTCGATGCCCAGGTACCGTTAATCGCGGCGTGGGCAAAGGCCAACTCCGTCATCGTGTACGAGACATTCACCGGAGAGGATGCGCTTGAGGTTAACCCCGCCAACCCCGCATGGGCTGTTACGCTCGCCAGCCAAAGCAATTTCCGAATGCTCTACAGTAAGGCAAGTAATCGCAAGCTGGCCACCAGTTACATGGCTCGCACCCATACCGTTAACTTCAATGGTGAGCGCACTGCAATCACCCTGCACCTTAAAACGCTGAATGTCCCGGCTGAAGAATACTCTCAGACCGAAATCGACAAGGCCAAGCGTGTTGGACTCGATATCTATACCACGATCAAAGACGTGCCATGCGTCCTAACCAGTGGCTCTAATGACTTTGTGGATAACGTCTACAACCTGATGGCCTACGTTGACGCGGTGCAGACTGATTCATTCAATCTTCTAAAAACCACGCCGACTAAGGTGCCACAAACCTATTACGGCGTTGACCAGTTGGAAGACTGCGCAGAGAAGACGACTCGCGGGTTTGTGCGTGCTGGAGTATTCAGCCCCGGCACCTGGACGCTTCCTGACTTCTTCGGTGACCGCGATATGTTCCTGCGTAACATCGAGCAAAGTGGCTTCTACGTTCTGGCTGGTGACCTGAAAGATCAGTCAACCGCAGACCGACAGGAGCGTAAATCCCCAGTACTGCAAATCGCAGTGAAGAATGCCGGGGCTATTCACAGCGCGGATATAATTATTAACTTTAACTCTTGATTAAGCGCCACCCTTTATAGGACGGGATACGACCGCTGCAAACACCATAGATATTACTGGGTGATGGGAGATTGTACTTTTCGCAAAGCTCATGCTTGGTACAGAACTCCTCCGCACCTGAATCATGACGGAAGTAATATTTCGCGTGGTCGTATCTCCCATGTCGCTTTCCTTTCCTCCCAGTATCTTCAATTGAAGTGCTAAATAGTCTCCAGCCATGAATGGAGTCAATCTTTCCGGCACAAAGCATTGACGACGCAGACTGGCTTATGTTGTGAGTTTTAGAAAAATGCCATTGAGTGCCGATAAATTTAAGTCCCGACTCGTGGACAAGATGGTGCTCTGTATGTTTATAAAGCGAGCTTTTTTCGCCAAGGTATCTGTCTTTATTTTTTTCACCAACTGTCCGCTTGGCATCATCTGTGTGATGCCTTCCGAACATGGAATTTTTATCGCCAGAATTGGCTATGGACAATAACTTCCGCGTTTCATCGCTAACGGGCATTCCTAGCCCGCCCTTGCCGCCAAGGGTGATATTGCAGAGTGATTTTCCTTTGTCTTTAAGTCGTTTAATTAAAAGCATTTCAAGCGCCATTGCATCACCTTCGGTTAGCCCCTTTTTAAGGATGCGTATTTTTGGCGGGCCGAAATTATGAAATAGCTTATTCCAGTGGCGATTGCGCCTACTTCCCGATGATTGATAAGCGCGCCGACCACTGCCAGCGCCAATGTAAATGGTCCCATTCGCAAATCTGTGCATGTAAACGTAAAGGCGGCAAAGGTCTTTCATAGTCGCATGTCCATTATGTGTGGATTGGATATCTAGACATTATTATCAATTTTAATAGCTAAGGAATCAACACAAAATGTCACAGATTGTTATTAGCGCAGATACCGCCACTTTCGTTCTTAACGGGCGAATTATCACGGATATAGCCGCAGGGGATTACATCACCCTGACACCAACGAATCCGCTCACCAGTCGTGCAAACAGCGCTCAGAATGGCGTGACCATTTCTAAGCGCGTTGATGCTGGCGTAACCGTGATGGTTGTGCGCGTCCAAAAATTCTCTAACGACGATATCTGGCTTAACCAGCAGATCAACGCCAATACCCCTGTTGTATTCAACGGCTCGGTAAAAGAGTCGTTTGTGAGAGATGGCGCGGCGCTAAAAGAAACATATGACCTTCAGGTGGGGTCAATCACCACGCAGCCAACCCAAACCAAGAATAACCAGGATGTTAACGCACTGATGGAATACACCATCGAGTTCCGTAACTCTCGCCGCAACGTTTAAGGCTAATCATGTCGAAAGATAAAGAACAGCAGAAGAAAGCCCTTGAGATGATCAAGGCCGTTTATGACGATGGTTACGCTGAAATCAACGGCAACCGTTACGACTTCGCTGCAATGACACATAAAAAACGCCGCAAGGTGTTTGCGTTTTTCACCGGGATCGCCAGTGAGATGTCTCGCCAATCGATGGAATTTCTCGACACAGAGCGATTCGAGGAGATTGAGCGCCTGATGTTTGATTACGTGCTTTTCGATGGCGTGCAACTTTCAAAGCAACCAGATCACTTCGAAGAATATCCGGGTGATTACATCATGCTAATCACCACGTCTTTGCAGGTCATTAGCTTACCTTTTATGGGCGGGAGCAATATGAACTCACGTTCAGAAGCTCCAGAAGTTCAGAAGTTTACGTTAAATCCTCGAACATAAGCGATGAAATGAGCATGTATCTGGCGCTTTCAAAGGCCGGATATGGCTCTTATTCAGATCTTATAAAGCTGGATACCCCCGAGTTGCTGGACATGATCGAGTTCGAGAGCATCAGCGCTGATATCCAGCATTATGAAATGGAGAAAGCAAAGAATGGCAATAGTTAACGAGCTAATCACTAAATTCGGGTTCGTTGGCGACCTGGCACCACAGGAAACATTCAATGCGAATCTGAAAGCGTCAATTGGCCTGCTTGCGGGGCTGGGTGCGGCTATATCCGGTTCAGCCGCTGGTATCGCCGGGTGGGTGACATCAGTCAGCGCCTCAATAGACCCGTTGGTCCAGTTTGGGCGTGAGACAGGTATTGCCGTTGAAACAATACAAACACTCGGTTATGCCGCGTCAGTAAATGGCTCTAGCGTAGATGCTCTGCAAGCGTCTCTGGGGGAAATGACAAAGCGGGTTGGTGAGTTTGTATCAACCGGGGAGGGGGAAGCTAAGGACGTCGCCAGCCGTCTTGGCTTGCAGTTTAAGAACCTTAACGGTGAGGTTAAATCATCAGACGCAATATTCAGAGAGCTTGCTGACAAACTGCATGGAATGAGCCAGGCAGAGAAGTTTTCCGTTCTGGATAAGATGGGAATTGATCGCTCAATGGTGCAGTTGCTCTCCAAAACGGGTGATGAGATTGAAGCCTTGCAGGATAAAGCGACAGCGCTAGGAGTAGTAACACAAGACCAGGCAGAACAGTTTGCGGCATATAACAATTCACTCAAAGATCTAGGAAAGGGATTTGATGGCATCAAATTTCAGGTAGCCATTGGATTTGTACCGGTGCTTAAAGATCTTGTTGATGGTTTCACAGACTTCCTGACTGCAAATAAAGACCTGATTAAAAATGGCCTGTCACATTTGGGTGAAATCATCTTCTCAGTGATGGGCATGATTCGAAGACTCGCACCAATTGTGGCGGTTATCACAGCTGGGTTTGTTATATGGAAAATAGCCGCAATTGGACTAAGAACGGTGCTAACCACCATATTCTCACCCGTTGTGCTAATTACAGCCGCCATAGTAGCTATTGTTCTTGTCATAGATGACCTGCTAACCGCCCTGGAAGGTGGGCAAAGTGTCATTGCTGATTTCTTCATGGATAACTGGGGGATTGATATTGTCCCCGGTCTGCTGGCAATTAAAGCGGCCGTGCTTGAGGTGGTCGATTTAATCATCGATTCATTTAAGGTCGGCGTTGAGAATATTAAGCTGATGTTTTCCGCACTCTGGAAGTTGTTAACCGGTGATTTCGAAGGTGCGTGGAAAGACGTTGTTAAAATTTTCGATAACACTGTTGAACTACTGAAAAAGCCTTTCATGGCATTCATAGATTGGGCAAAAAACATCTTCTCAAATCTCGGCGACTATATCGGTAACGTCATCAGCAATGCGGCCTCAAGCGCATGGAACTCTGCCAAGTCATTTATCGGCCTCGGCGATGATGAAGAACAGTCATTACCTGCTTACTCTGGCAGCGCTGGAATGAATGGGATCTCCTACGGTAACCCTGGGTTAAATGGCAATCTGGCATATACACCAGGTGGCGGCGTTAGTAATTCAAGCGTCAGCCAGAGTAACACCATACACATCAATACATCCGATCCGGTAGTGGCGGGTAATACAGCTGCGAACGGGTTGCAGCAAAGTATGCGCGATGCTAACAGAATGAGTGGAAGAGGGGGGATGTGATGGGAATTATGGACGGATTTACCACTGCCCAGGAGTCCGGCAAAAGCACAGTGAAAAAGGTGGGGATCGGCGGCTACTCGATGTTTGCCCGTGTAAATGACTCCACCAGTTACCCCTCGCAAGTCCCTGTTGATGTACTGGAGGACGGTAGCAACGCTTCGGACGATATCATCAATGGCCCTATCACGATAAAAATCAGCGGTGTGGTTGCTGATGTTTACATGGATGCAAAACCCAACTCCTCCTTTGGTTTGATCCCTGATTATTCAAAGTATGGTGAGGTGCTGGAATACATCCCTGCAAAAACCCAACAGCAGTTGCAGAAAATGAATGAAATTGCTGACCGGGCAGAACAAAAGATATTAGAAGCAAAGCGCCTGTCTGATAAGGGCGCGGAGCTTTTCGGTCTGGTGGGTAATCCGGTAGCCGGTGGTGCGAAAGGTATTCGTGAGCAGTTCCTTGATTTCATTGAGGCTGTGTATTACGGCAAGCAGCTTATATCTGTCGAAGTGGACTACCGGACTCATGAAAACATGGCGTTAAGCGGCCTGACAATTAGCACTGATAATCAGACGATGGAAACGAAGTTTGAAGCTAGTTTTACGAAAATCACATTTACCCAACTCACTACCGCACCGATTGAACAACACTTCAAATCGCCAGCGCCCGCCGCGAAATCAAAGACGGCAGGTGTGGCGAATAAAGGCTCACAGACCCCGGCTGATAATTCTAAAACAAGTGATGGCAAGACGAGAAGTAAGTCAGTCGCTACATCAATAAAGGGCGCTGCAATGGATTTCCTTTCCTGAGGGTAGAAAATGGATCTGGTAACAAACATCACCGACGAGCCAATTCAGCGGCATGTGCTGCTGTTTGACCGGGGTGAGGCCGTCATTACTATTCGCCATCTCCCGACAGTTGAAATGTGGAAAATGCGGGTGGAATACAATGGCGATTACATTGACGGTGTAAAGCTGTCGCTGGGAGCGCTACATTTTCGCCACAAGAATTGGCCCTTCGATATAGCACTGCTTGCTACCGACAACTCCGGCATTGACCCGTACCGGGCTGATGACTTCGCTAGTGGGCGTTGTGAGCTTTATATGGTGACGCCGGAAGAGATGATTGAAATTCGCGGAGGAGATGTACCGTAATGGAAACTTTCTATCGTGACTACCGGCTAACAGTCGGGATCGGAAATCAGGCTGTCATTATTGAGCCGCCAATGTCGGTATCGTTCAAGGCACTTGAGTCGGTGGATAAAAAATCACTGGGTAAGCTGACCGTCTCAGTTAACGGCTTAAAGCCATCGACGCGCCTGCAACTGGTCAAGGCTGAGGATGACGAGAAGTACATTCCCGTCAGGCTTGAAGTGGGGTATGACGGCAAATTACGTCAGGTGTTTCAAGGGTCAGTAAAAAGCGGGGCGGTGAAGCGAGAGGGTGCGATACACGTTGTAAGCCTTGAGTGCGAGGATGGTGGGCACGACTTCATTAACTCGTTCACATCTCGCACGGTTCGTGGTAAAGACCAGGTGGTCGATTCTGTTCTCCAAGATATGCCGAACACGAAGAAGGGCGCGGTAACAAGCCAACAGCAGTTGATAAGGCCAAAGGTGCTTGTGGGCAGTTCCAGCAAGATCCTCACTGATATGCTGTCACCTGGTGAGAGCTTCTTCATTAAAGATGAGCGGGTTCACATTCTGAAAGATAGCGAGGTTACATCAGGAAATATCCCGGTTGTTAATGCCCGTAGTGGGCTGCTTAATACCCCACAGTCAACAAAAGGAAGTGCGCAGAACGACTCTGGAAAGAGCGCCAAACCTGCAACAAACAACCCGAAAACCGATCCGGGCGCAGCCAGCAAGGATGGCGATGATTCAAGTACGCTGGTTAAACAGTCTAAAGGTCAAGTTACCTTCGATACCAAGTTAAATCCGATGCTGGCCATTGGGGGGCTGTGTTCACTGGAAAGTGTGACTAACCCCGCATTGAACGGGGTTTACAAAATCTACCAGATTGAAACCAGCGGGCAGTATACCGGGCAAGTGTGGATACAGAAGGTCGTGTGTCAGCCAGCGGGTAGCTATAAAGTTATTGGCTGATCTTAATTGAATTAAGCTTCCCAGCATTGTCCGTAACGCAAGACGCAAGTGCCGGAATGGATACGCCGAAAGCATTCTTCGATTCAAAACTAAGCATAACCTGATAACCCTTGCCAGCGGGAAGAGTGGTCACTGAGGGTTGAGTATAGTCGAAAGAGTCAGGAATCTTCACTCGCTTTTTTGCGGCTATAACGCAATTAGTTCCCGCATCAAACTCAGCACGATCAGTCTTTTGCTTGGCTTTTTGGGCGGCTATTTGTTCTGGTGTTTTTTCCGGTTTTTGCATGCTCCCAACCAAAGCTATTAAAGCAAGTATTATAATTACTGATCCTATCTTCTGAGGGATTGAAAACTTTACTTTACCTCCAGATTTTTTAAATTCTTTTTTTTCTGCTTTAGATAGTCTTCTAAATTCCTTTAATTTCAATTCCATTAAAATATCCTTGTTTAAGATTATTATCGGTGGTTAGGTCATGATTGAAGAACTTCACGACACTATCGGCGCTGGCGTGGATTTCGCGCTGGCTGATGTTCACACTATTGTTGTCGCAAAAATAACTGCTGTAAATGATAAAACGATCAGTTGCATCCCTGTTATCAATCGCGTTGTGAAAGGTGAGGGAAAGCAGCTACCTGAATTCATCGAAGTCCCTCCGGTGATATTGCAGGGCGGTGGCAGCTATATAGCCGAGCCGATAGCTGCAGGAAATTACTGCCTAGTGCTTATCTCTGAACGTTGCTACGACGCATGGTATGCAGGTAGCGACTTTGTACCCCCGCTTGAAATGCGGATGCACGATTACTCTGACGGCTTCGCCCTGTGCGGCGTTAACCCGTCATCGACCGCAATATCCATACCGAAAATTAACCGCATGATGATGGGTAACACCGATCACGAAGGTGATTTGATTCTCACTGGCAGCATCACCCAACAGGGCGGCGTGACAACGCTAGAATCATGCGTGGTTCAAGGCCAGATGCAATATGACTCCTTATTGACTGATGGGCAGAGTGGCGTTAGTGGTTCATTCAGGAGTGATGACGGGAAAACAATCACAGTAACCAACGGCATTATTACGGGGATAACATGATTGTATCAGCGCTTGATAAAAATAGTGATTGGAGCTTTGGGCGTGGGCGACAGAATTATATTACTGGTGGTGGTGCCATTGCTCAAAAAGTGAAGTGCCGAATTCGCTCATTTAAAAACGATAACCCATTAAATATGGGGGACAACATTGACTGGATGTATCTGTTATCCGAAAAAAACACCGAGCAGGAAATACTACGTGAAATAGAACGAGTGACCCTTGCGACGGATGGTGTTATGCGCATTGTTCAATTAGCGATGGTCGTGAATAAAACAACACGAGAACAGGGCATAGAAATGCGTATTGAAACTGTTTTTGATGAGCAAACCATCAACTTTCCGATAAATGGAGCATTGAAAGATGGCACTACAGTTTAATAATAACGGACTGGAGATAGACACTTTCAGGGATTTATTCCAGACGTTAAGTGATGCGTATAAAAAAATCTACGGTCAGGACATTGATTTAGACCAAGAGTCGCCGGATGGTCAGCGTGTGGCAATTGAAGCGCAGGCGCGAACGGATATTGAAGCGTCACTTCAGTGGCTTTACTCGCAGATGGATCCTGATTTTAATACCGGCGATATGCAACAAGTTATCGCCAAATTACATGGGCTTTATCTGCGCCCCGGATCTCGCTCTCAACGTGATCTGAATGTGGCGACTGATCGACCCGTATTTTTATACAGCGGGTATAAAATCAGAGACCAGTCCAATCAGATTTGGTTTGTCCGACAGAATGTCACCATTCCAGCAGGAACAACAACAGTGACGTTTTTCGCTCAAGACTTCGGGAAAGCAACCGGACTTATTGCTGATACATTCACCCAGTTAACCCCTGAACTGGGTGTTTTGAGCATAACTGCTGATGCGGTTGCCGTTGTTGGTCGAGACGAAGAAACATCAGAAGAGTTTCGTCAGCGCCGGAATCGCTCTCTTGAAAACCCTGCAACCGGAAGCACCGGCGCGATATTTGCCAAAGTAGCGCAACTGACTGGTGTGACAGATCTGAATGTCGGAGAAAACGACACTAAGATTGATGACGTGTTGACAGGTATCCCGGCCAATTCTATATGGCTCGTCGCGGAGGGCGGGGCAGTATCAGAGATAGTCGAAGTAATGGTTAAACAAAAAGGTGGTGGGACAGGAACGAAGGGCAGCGTTATTGGTCGTTATATTGAAACTCTTATCAGACCAGATGGAACTACTCTTCAGATAGCTCACGACATGCAGTTTGACCGCCCAGTCTATAAACCATTGCATATCAATTTAACCGCCAAGCGAAAAGTTACAAATGATCCTGTTGATTTAGATACCCTCAAAGAGGCCCTGGCTAAGCGTGTAATGCATATTGGTGAGGAAATTGACGCCAACGAATTTTATGCAGATGGGTATGGTGCGGGCCGTGTCAATTATGTGCTGACTAATCTAAAAATTAGTATTGATGGCATCACATTCACAGATGCTGAATTATCGCCAGGGTTTCAGGGTAAATTCACTCTGGATGTTGCGAATATCAGTATTACTGAGGTGACTTAATGAATAACGACATAATTAATCGCTATGCGTTAATGCTCATCAAACAATACTGGGAAAAGCCAAAGGCAAGATCTGAAATAGAAGCCATGATAAAACAGTGGCAGATAATTTCTGATTTTATTCGAAACCCTGATAATTTCGATATTGAACGCGTGACGGGGTATCGCCTTGATGTTATGGGGCGCATCGTCGGATTGCCACGAAGCGTGCCGGCAGTGATTGCTAAGATATTTTTTGGATTTGAAGGTCACACTAATTCAGTGGGGTTTGGCAGAAAGTCAAACTCCGGAGTTATTGGTGCTCCATTCTTCAGTAAGTTCTCTCCAGCTTACGGCGATTACCAGTTGGGTGATAATGAGTACCGTAAATTTCTGAAAGTAAAAATAGCAAAGAATGCGGCATCGGCGACCATTTCATCTGATGATAGGGTAAGTTTACAGGAAGTTATTCAGGCTGCTTTCAATGGAGAGGCTTACGTAACCGACAGAAAGGATATGACGCTCGCGTTAAATATATCACCTAAAGTCTCTCAAGATGAACTGCGTCTTATCGTTAAACTCGGACTGCTGCCTAAGCCTGCTGGGGTCCGTTACAATTATTATTATCAGGTTACCCCTGGGATGACTTTCGGCTTTTCAAGGAACCCCGCAGCCAGGGGATTTACCAGTAAATTCAACGCCGCCTACCAAGGCGGTTTTTTTTCGAGGAAAATTCATGTCTAAGATTGAGAGATATACAGGTAATTTACGCGCGTTTGGTTCTAATGCGCAGGGTTTGGAAAGGACGCTATTCGGTGAGACAACGCAGGCAGATGATCTTACCTCGCAGGTCACAAATTCATTTCTTCGCGGCTGGGGAATAGTTGGGCCATCTGAAAACCCATCAATGGAGGATTTCAATGCTGCAATGTATACGATGAGCCAGTTCATCGCTTATCTGCATCAGATGGGAATTCCTGAATGGGATGCTCTTCAGGAGTATTATTCTGGTTCGATCTGTGTTCGTGCGGGTGAAACATACTCATCCCTAGTTAATGGAAACGTCGGAAGCGCTCCACCATCGGTGAAATGGACCCCGGTATTAACAACTAAAAATGGCCTCGAAAACCTTGGATTAAGTGATGTGGCCCACCTACCTCAATTAACTGGGGTTGTTGGCACATCACGCAATGCAAAAATGAGTGTTACAACAGCCTCGGCAACGGCCACTTTCACCGCTGATGAATTGATCGTGCAAGCTGCGCTGGGAGGGCGGCAGTACAAGCTGAGCAGCTTCAGTAAGACAATTAACCTTGCCACTACTGGCGCGGGTGGCATGGATACAGGCACTGTTCCAGCGACGGGCTATGTTGCTCTATATGCGATTTATAATCCCACCTCTGGAGCGTCTGCGCTACTGGCTGTGAATGCTACATCAGCGAGAGCGCCAGAAGTGTATGGTGGCTCTAATATGCCATCAGGTTATACAGCATCAGCACTTGTGAGTGTGTGGCGGGTGGCATCGAGCCAGTTTGTAATTGGTTTTCAGAGAGGGCGTCACATATCGATACCCTTATCGCAAGTGTATGCCACTGCAACCGGCGTAACTTCCATCGGCGGGGTGTCTTTTGCTCCTATGGTTCCGACTAACGCAGTATCGATCAGTGCTTACCTGACACTTTATCAAACAACAACATCAGTGGGTGTTGAACTGAGTCTTTATTCTTCTCTTTCGGGGATTGGGCAGCTTCGTGCAAACGCATCAGTAAGTGGTGCTACGTCAGCATCTATTGCAAACGGAGTACTTGAGGTTGTTGATGCTCAGGCGCTCTACTTCAATATGGCGTCCACCGCTTCAGGTTCATATGCCATATCTGCAACTGGCTACTCGATTTAATTAAGGAATAATAATGTCGATAATCATTCAATTTTCAGATGAAACTGAGGTCGTAATAATTAGCTGGTTTGGTGCTATGCCGCCATTCCCTGAGCGGTTTCCAAACATTGGCGAAGTAGAAGCCGATGACCCACGATGGAAAGTTTTTTATGACATGATGAGTCCATATGCTCCTGGGATGCCAGAGCCGACAAGTCCGACAGTGATAATTACCGAAGATCCGAAATGA